TTCTCTTTGCAAGAAAATTTTAATAAGAACCGTAGATTCCCAAGGGGTCAGAGACACCAAAAGAATAACGCTCTCTAGACTTGTAACGTACGTTACCCGTATCAAAGTCACCATCCATGGAATTCTGGAGAGGTGTACGAACGAACATCTTCAAGCCGTTAGGCACATCAGTGGTCAAGAACCATGCATTGGTGGCTGTCAAGAAGTGGTTAATGGTATAACCCTCTGGAACAGAACCGTTGTTCTTAATTGCATTGATGTCGTTGTTGTTTGTTCCAACACGCAATTCAGTGTCGAGCAAACGAGTTGCAACGAATTGGAGAGCAGGAGGAACAATCAACTTACGGGGTTTAGCGGCAATCAAAAGGCCACGCTCATCTGTCCATGCAGCGATCTGAATAACTGCATTTTCCAATGCGGTTTCGTTCAAGTCAGCAGGGGTAGAAGGAGTGTTGGCGTTAGTACCACCAGAGATCAAGGGGTGAGCCGTTGAAAACAAAGGCTGTCCGTCACCGTATGTGAACTGGCCATTAAAGCCGTTGTTCAACACTGCGGCTGCTTTGACCTGCTTTGTATAAGCCATTGCACGAGCCAAGCCTTTTGTATAACGTGCAGACAAAGAGTCATACAAGTTATCCTCAATAGCCTCTTCAGTCAAGCTGAAGCCAAGGGCAATCGTTTCGTGGTTATAGCGAGCAGTCCAAGCTTCTTGAGCATTGTCATAAGCGATGGCTTGGCCCTCGTTTTTGACTGGTGCTGCTGAGAAACCAGACAGTTTTGTCTCTTCTTCAAAAGAACGCTCAGAAGTCTCGATTTCATAGATCTCTTTGTGTTCTTCACCGTAGCGAGCATACTCAAGACCAAACAAAGCGTTTAAGCCAGGGAGCAACTCTTTAAGTAGTTGTGCACGTGAAATAGCCATTTAAATGCTCCTTAATTAAACGCCAGTGGCATTGAAGTAGCTATGGTAACCAAAGTTCCATGTTACCAATGCTTCTGGATAGCCTGTGAAAGAAAACTGTGCAGCGGTCGATTGAGCAGTTGTCACTGCTGTATTAATCGTCACTGAAGTGCCTGATACTGCTGTTACGTAAGTGTTTGAACCTTGGTTGATACCAGGGCCATTCACTGCCATTCCAGGAGTGATTGCGCTATTGGCTGAAGACAATGTGATGGTTGTGCTTGAGCTTGTAGCGTTACTTGTTACAGTAACAGCTGACGCAGGAACAACACCAACAATGCGGAAAGCACCGTAGCTTGCAGTCACAATCGGTGTGCTTACAGTGGCAGTTGCAGAAACTGCAATACCAGCTTGTGAGTCACCTGTGGTTGTGGATCCAGTATTACCAGCAGCGTTACCAATGTAATAAGCATTGGAACCGATGAAGGCAGGGTTGATGTACTGAAGTGTGGTAGAACCACCAGTACCAGCTGGGCTAACAACAACAGCTACTTGGAACACTGCTTGAGGATCATCAACAACATAACCAGTTGCATCAGGAGCAGTTGTACTAGCTTGCCAAAATTGGTAACGATTCTTACCGTAAATTGGACCGCCAGTTGTTGAGTATTCACATCCAACAAAAATACCAATCGTTCCAGCTGTTGCTGAAGTCGAGTTGTATGTAATGCCAGACGCAACCAATGCACCGATGTTTGCACCAGTACCGAGTTGAACAACGTCACCGTTGAACAAACTTGTGCTGTAACCATTAACAATAGGGAATGAGCGAGTTGAACCCGCAAAAACTCTACCGCCAATTAGGTTTACAGGCTTGAGGCCGTAAGGGGCCACTACTGTAGGATAAGCCATGAAAATCTCCTAAATGTTTAAGAACCTTTACCAAAACTGACCGAGGATTTACGCTCCATAAAAAGCGGCATTCTCGCATCACTCTGACGCATCAAACTGTTATCTACAGCTTCCGCTTGTGCCGCTGTTTGATTATTTTCATACTCAAACCTTGCATGCACAAACTCTTCTGGAATCTTGCAGAGTAACAATCCACCAACCTCGATGTTGTCTTTGAAACGACTATCGGGATCAGCTAACAGTCTGTACTTGGGTTGCTCTTCAACTTTAACTGGTTCCCAACCTTCTCTCAATTTTGAAGAAAGATTACGTGGGTCAGCGTTGTTCAGCATCGAAACTCGTATCCACCTATAAGCAAAACCTGCTTGCTTATCGGGTTCAGGCAACAGCTCTGGAGGACGCCACTGTTTAGGACGCTCTGTTTGTTGTCTGGTAGTTACTTCACGGGGTGCTCTTGTTTCAGCCATTTTAGGACTCCAATTTTGTAAGTTCGTCATAGTACTGTTCTGGGGTTAGCTTGAATTTCTTAGCTAACGCCAGCTGCGTGTTGGTCAATTTAACCTTTTTTGAAGATGTTGAACGTGTCGCAGGAGCAACGACCGTGGATTTCCGAGTTGTTACAGGGTCTTTGGTCCCTGCGTCTTCCCCAAACTTGTCGGGAAAGCGTTTTCTCATCTCTGTATCAATGACGTTCCAGTAATGATCGGAGCCTGTCGGGACTCCCTCTTTTTCCAGACGTCTATGGACACCCATAGCGAGAAAACTCATATCTTCATCAACCCCGTACCACTTGTTTTTGTCAAGCCACGCTTGGGTTCGTGAGTCCAATCGTTGGGGTTGTTGTTGCGTTTGAGGTATTTGTACCTCAGTTTCGCCAGATTGTAAAGCATTTTCATCATACTGTGGACGATAGCTGGCAACTTGTTGCGCTTTAAACTTCACTTCCATCAGTTTTTCATGTGCCTCAACCAAACGATCTGAATCACCAGAGTCATAAGCCTCTTTGTATTCACGCTTGGCAGTATCTAAGTCACGGTTAACTGTATCCCTGACGTTTTCAATGTAGACTTTTTCCCCATCAGACAAACGTCCTTTGAGTTTTTTGTTTTCATCAATAATTGCCTGGGCCACACGGACCGCTTCTTGTTGCTCTCTAAAGGCTTGCTCTTTGGCCCTTCTCTCGTCATTGATCAGCTTCTTCATTTGAAGCAAACGCTGCTTTGCCTCTTTTGAATAAGCCTCTAGGTCATCGTTGTCGATTTCCTCAACAAGAGCTTTGGGCAAAGGCTCTGCATTGATCCTGTCTTCTTCAGGACGGTCATCTTCAATTTCCACTTCGACTTCAGGAAGTTCTCCTAATTCGTCTGGAAATTTAAATTCTGTTTTTTCAAATTCAGCCATACAACCTCCTTATACACGAGTGATGCCACGTGGGTCCTCAACTACGGCCTCCACAGAATCATCATTGATCAATCTGAATTCTCTACCGTGAATCTTCAATCTGGTCCCTGTATTGGGTCTTGCCAAAATAAAGTCACCGACCTTGCACCATGGTCCATTGGGGAAACGGGTTTTGTCCAAATAGCAATCTGGGCCCATCTTCATCACAAAGAAAACGGTAGAAAGTACCTCGTCATAGTGCATGCTTTGGGCAGACTTGATGATAGAGCTGCCATCAAATGTTTCTTCTCTATCAGGGATAGCGACCAACATGTGATAGCCAGATGGCTCGGGTAGTTGTTTGGCTTTTTCTTCTGCTGTTTGAGGCAGGGTGGTTACGCTACTCACATCATCGGGGTTTGAGCCGATCAGTATTTCACTCATCAAAATTCTCCAAGTTCTTTTTTAGGTCTGTGATGTATAAACGCACGGACAAAAGACCAGTGATCTGTCCGCACATCTTTTGGTAGTCAGCATAGTCTTTGGCTACGCCTGTACCCAGAGACTCTTCCAAGCCTCTGACTTTGTCATCTACCTTTTTGAGGAGATGATCAAGTATTTTTTCTTTCATTTGTTATCCTTTTTTGGGGGGACTTTTTGACGTTGTTGTTGGGTTTTGACCAAGTTAGACAACATCCTGTTTGTTTCTATCCGTCTTTGTTGTTCCAGTTGAGCTTGACTGTTTCCAACTTGATGGCCCAATTTCATGCCTTCTAACTGTTGTTTAGCCAATAAAGTTTCTTTATCCACCTTCACTTTGGCCCCGATTTGCATGCCAGCAATCTCTTTCTGAGCTGCAATTCGTTGTTTTTCAATCTCAATCTGGTCCGCTTTGGCCGTGGCCTCCATGTCCAGCTTCTTCTGCTTAATGTCAATCTCCTGCGCTTTG